TTCCCGCTTGGCGGCCAGGAGCGCGATCTGTTGGTCCACCTCTGAGGTGGTGGAATGCCCGACGCCCGCAAGCGTCGTCGATTTCTGGTCGGCTGCGGAGAGGTCGCTGAACGCGGCATCCGCAATCTTCTTGTCGAGGGCCTCCTTGTTTTTGCCCAGCTCGCCGCTGAGCGATGCCGCTTTTCTCCGGCTTTCTTCCAGTGCCGCCGCACGATCCTTCTCGGCCTGCCGCTGGGCCATGACCTCGGGGGTGATTCCGGCCATGCTCGCCTTCATCTGCTCCAAGAGGGCGATGCGCTGTCGGTATTCTCCCGCAATGTCGTTGCGCTGCTCGGGCGTGAGATTCTCGAACTGGTCGGCGAGCCCGGCGAGCGATTCCTTGGCGGCTTCGATGTCCTGGTCGATGCGCTTGCCCACATCGACTTTGTCAGCCTCGCTCGACACGGTTTTCATTTCCGCCGCGATGGAGGTCACGGCCTTGAGCGTGTCGCTGCTCGCCGCCCCCGCCGCACGGGTCGCTTCCTTCGCCTGCTGGATTTTTCCGATAACCACCTCGATGGCTGCCGCGATCCCCGCGATCAGGATGCCGATCCCGGTCGAGATGAGGGCACCCTTGATGGCCAGTGCTGCCCCGCGTGCCGCCATGCCGATCCCGGAAAATGCGGTGCGTGCTGCCGCGCCCACGCTCGAAAAGTTCATCGTGGCAAGGGCCACGCGGACCTGAGCGAACGCACGAGTCGCCGCCGGGCCGATGTTGCTCATGGCACTCACCACCTTCGTGTCGAAACCTGCGCGGTAGAGGGCCATGGCGGCCACTACCCCGACAATTTGTGGGATCATGCCCGAAAGCACCTGGCCGAACCGGATGGCTGCCGCTGCGATTTCACCCAGGGATTCGCCAAGGTTGGTGAGATCGGTCGCGTTGAGGGCATTGCCGATTTCCTCCAGCGCTGGGGCGATGGCCGCAGTGAACCCGGCTGCAAGCTGCTGGCCTTTCAGATTCGCGGCCCCGAGTGCGTCCGATATGGAATCAAATTTTGACGCGTTCTCCTGCATCGTGTCCGCAAGCCCGCCAACCTGCTGACGGGCGACGTCCATTGCCGAGCCATCAAGGAAAATCGCCTGCAACGCGGCCCCCTTGCGCCCGAAGATCCCCATGGCAGTTGCCGCCCGCTCGGTCGTGTCAGGAATCGCCGCAAGCGCAGCCGATACCCGCGCAAATTGTTCGGCCGGGTTGAGCGACTGGAGTTCCGCCATCGAGATCCCGAGGGCAGAAAGAGCCTTGTTCGTCGGCTCACCGTCCTCGTTGATCCCGCCGAGAGCCTTCTGGAGCCGGTTGATCGCCGGACCGACTTGCTCGGCATCCATGCCCGCGTTGGCGAATGCTTGGCGCAACACGACAAGATCGCCCACCGCGATCCCGGTCTGGGCGCTCATGTCCGTGAGCTGCCCGCCCAGGTCGAGGGATTCTTTGATTGCGGAGAAAGCGCTCGCGAATGGTGCAAGGGCCGCGTTCGCCGCGGCAAATGCTCCCTGAACAGAAATTGTCGCCGCAGCTACACGAGCAAGCGCGGCATCAATGCCGGAAATATCGAGACGAAATCTGGCTGTGATGTCGGCCACGCCGCAGGGGGCGTGTCAATCAGGCTCTAAATCCCGCCTTCCTCGCCGCCTCGCGCACGGCAAAGCTTTCCAACCTCCTCACCATAGCCGCCGCCTGGGAATCGATGGCGCTTTGAACCCGCCGCTCGATGTCGAGTGCGGGCGAGCCCTTGACCTTGTTGGTGGCGACAACCTCAATCGCTACGGCATTTGATTTGATCTTGCCCTCACCGGGAGCGGAATGCCTCGAGACCCATGCCGGGACCGGCACGCCTAGTTTTGTGGCAGCCGCTTTCCACCCCGATGCCAGGAATCCAACCATCTTCTTTTTTGAAGCGATGTAGCGTTTCAAGTCGGACGCCTTGATTTTGATTCGCGGATTGAGTTTCCGGTTCACCCGCCCGGTTGGTGAGCGGTTGGCTTTGTGGATGGCGGCGGGAGATGCGTTTGATGCATCCTCCACGAACATGCCTGCCGCCCGAAGAATGTTTGCGGGAGCCTTGGGCGGGACGTAGGGCTGCATGAGTTTGAGGATATCGCGCTCGACTTTAGCCTCGCCCCGCTTCTTAGCCCCTTGCCCCGTTGCGTTTTTGCCGCCGGGCGGTGTCCAGTCGATGATTTTCCGCAGCACGCCCCGTGCCTGTTCCCGCAGGACCACCTCAGCCGCACGTTTGCCATTGCGCCGGAATTCCTTCAGGGCTGCATCAAACTTTGTCTTATCGAGTTCAAGGCTCATCGTCTTCGATCTGGAGCGCGGTCAACTGAGTGATCTGCTCCTCGACCGGAGCCGACGGAGCGACCGTCCATGCACCGGATTGCCAGAGCGCGCAATGCTGGTAGGCGAGTGCCCGCCAGAGCGGGAGTTCCCACAAAATGAAGGCTTCCGGCCAGCCGGTCTTTTCGGCCAGCGTGAATACGCGCGAGGCGATCCACGCTGGCGCTAGGAGTTTGGGGGCGCGTCCTTGTCTTCCGTGCCAGGGCGCGGGATCACGTCCACGGACTGCGAGGCGGCAGCAGTGAGCCCAGCCTCGACCTCTCGAATGATCGCCGGGATGTCGGCAACCGGGATCGCCTGGGAAAAGCGGAATACCTCGGCGTGGAAGACATCCGAAGCCGAATATGCTGCCCGCAGAACCACTTCCAGTGGAGCACCGTGAATGTAGGCGTATTCGAGCGCGGCCGTGAGGTGATCCGGAGCCGTATTGCCCGGAGGCACGACAAATGCGTTTCCGGTGCGGTGGAGGATCGCATACGAACCGCTGGAAAGCGGACGGAGCTTGAGTCCGGCGGGTTCGGCGGCTGGACGGAGGAAATCGGTGGCGTCGTTCATTTGAGGTAGGAGAGAAGTTTCTGGCGTTTGTCTTCGGGAAGATCGGCCGGTAGCGTGACTTGCCGGTTGCCCCGGCGCACGAGGGCGGCAGGCTTGAGCGTGCGGATCCGGTCGCGGAGCTGGCTATGGGCGCGGAATGCCCAGCGAAGAAATGAAATCGGGTGGTCCGGATTGGCCAGGCACCATTCCTCGCTCTCGAACCGGCGGCGGAACTCGGGGAATTCGATTTCCTCATCGGGGGATTTGAAGATCCCTCGCGAGCCGCCATCGATGAACCACTCGACCCGGCGCAGCGGGCCGTTCTCGGTTTGCTCGACCGTGTCGCGGAACCCGCCAGGTTCGACCAGCTTGAACCCGCTCGTCAGCGCGGCGGCGATGAGCTGGGTGTTGGGACTCGTGAGCGGGTTGTTGGCGAAGCGCAGTTTGCCCTCGGGCGTCTGCTGGGCTTTCGCCTCCTCCGCAATCCAGTGGAATGATTGGCCGTTTGTCATGATGGGATCGGTTGGTTGTTGAAAACGGATCAGGTGGCCGACGGGTAGCCTTGGCCGGAATACTCCCATTCCTCCCAGTCGTCGTTCTTGGTGGATTCCTTCACGGTGGTCACGATGACCTTGCCGCTCACGCCCGTCGGGGCAGTCGCCGCCTTGAGCGCCACCGGGCACGCAGCGCCCTTGCCGCGCACGCTGAATTCAAACGTGGGATCCTGGACGGCGGCGTTCGAATAGTTGCCGCTCCGGTCGGCGAGGATTTTGACGTCGCCTTTGCTCGAAACCTCCGCCGATTGAGCGGTGGCCTCGGTGACGAGTGTGATGCCGATGTCAGTGGGTGAAGCCATAAAAATCAGGTGGATGCAAACTTCTGGTAAGTGATCTCGTAGTCGGGGAAGTCGTCGTTGCTCTCGGACGCCTTCGCGGAGGTGATGACGGCAGTGGCTCCGATGCCCGTGTTCCTTGAAACCGATGGCGCATACGTGCCCTTGCCTTTGAGCGTGACCGTGGTGGTGACAACGCCTTTGGGCACGGCCAACTTGGTGACTCCCGTGGCGTCCTTGCAGGTCGCGACCTCGACGCTCTTTTCCTGCGAGGATTCCTGAAGGTATCCGGCAGCCGGGTCGGTCACGCCAAAGAGGTTGATCGTCGCAAAGGCCATGTCAGGGGAGTTCGCAGCCGGTCAGTTTCAGATCGAACTGGATGATGTAGGAGCGTTGAACCGTGTCACCGGAGATCGTCTGCGAGCGGGCAACAGAAAATCCCTTCGGGCGGGTTTCTTTGGGCGATGCCTCAAACCGGGCGAGCGCCTGCTCGCAGAAATCGTAAGCGGAGCGGCGAAGTTCTGGTTGGGCTTTCGGGTCGGTGGTATCGGCGGCCATGCACCGGAGGACGTGTCAACCGAGACGGATGCCGGCGACCAGTTCGATGCTCGAACGCCAAGTATTCTCGAGGATATCTTCGCTCTGAGATCGGACATGGAACCCGTGGAGTGAAACGCTGCCGGCACCGGCATCAAACACGACTTTCCCCTCGGTTGGATCGAGAAGCGAAAGCGCCAGCATCCCCGCCGCCTCCCGGTGCTGGGCCTCGCCCATGTCGAAAGCCGGTGTGCCGAGATGCACTTTCACAGTCGCCCGGTAAAGCGGTCCCGCCACATGCTCGCATTCGGAGCACTGGACGATCACCATCTGGGCGTCCGAGGGGTGAGGTTTCGAACTCGTGGCCTCGCGCACGTGAACGCTCGGCATCGCAGCCTGGATCACCGCCACGAATCCCTTTTCGATGTCGGCATTCATTCGACCGGCTCCACGGTGAGGGTGACGAGAGGATGTGGCGGACGGTTCGACACCCGCACGACTCGGAAGGTTTCCCCGGCGTATGTGAGCGTCTCCCCGATCGGCGGAATCGCCGGAATGTCGTTACGTAACAACTTTACCGTGAAATTTCCGGAGGCGGTAAATCCGCCCGCTCCGAGTTCAACTGTTTCCTGCGGTTCGGAAATCAGGGCCGGCAGAATACGCCCGGCGATTGCGACTTCTTTGCCGAACTCGGAAAAAATCCCGGCCACATCAGCGGCCATTTCATCGTGGATGGACATGCCCCGCCGGGCGTGTCAACGGTTCTACCGGCTCAAGGAAAAGGAACGAACGATTTCACGGGGGCGGGCAATGATGATCTGGTGCGCCTGCACGTCGGAATCCTTGAGGACTTTCCAAAACTTTTCGGCATCTTTATTGGCCTCAAGAAGATGTTGGTCGCTGGTCAGAAGAATCTCGCATCCCTTCAATGCCGCCTCGGCCAACAAAGTGGCATCGTTCTCTTCCTCGTGCGGGATGATGTTTTTCATCCTCAATTTCAATCCAATTTCACCGGCTATCCCTCGTTCCACCGCAGACATGGCAAGAGGAGTATATCCACGGGCCAAAAGCTGCATGAGTGCCCCTGTGGCGAGCGTTCGGCGCAAGCTGGTGGCACCATTTGCCGACAGCCAGGCGAGTTCCTGAGTAACAGTTTCCGTGGCGAAAAACTGGACCCGGGCAATTCGCTTCCGGATCACTGACAACGCATCAAGAACATCCGCATCCCCATTCTCCTCGTCCATCAGGACGTTGGCATCAACGGCGATGCGCAACAGCTTTCTCCGCTCCTGTCTGGTTGTGGTAGATCAGTCGCATGGCCGCAGCGGTAAGTTCCATCCGGGATTCATCGGAAATCTTGTTGCACTGCTTACGGGCTTCTGCGGCGAATTTGGTTCCCGTGGTCGCAGGTGTCTTTTTCACGGTGGCGCTCATGCCGGTAACATCCATCAATCCCGAGCTTCGGTCAAGGCGATGGCGGAGATTTTCACGGCAATCGCTAAACACAAAACCCCCGCACCATTGCTGATGCGGGGGCTTGCAACCGAACCAACCAATCAGGGTTTGACGATACGCTTGAGGCCGCTTGGGATCGCCACCTTGAAGCCGTAGAGGCATTCGACGGTGACAAAGATCCGGTTGGAGCTGGTCTCGGTGTAGCGCAGGTAGCCGAAGGTGAGCCCGGTGAGGGGGTCGGTCACAGCACCCGCCTCGTCGTATTGGGCCACCGGTTCGAGGTAGCGCATGGCCACCGCGAGGCAGCTCGGGTGCCCGGCGAACCCGACCAGCTTCTCGGTGTTGGGCAGGATCGTGGTTTCATACACGTCGAACCCGGCCAAGCGGCGGATGACGCCATCGACAACGCCCGGAAGCGCGACCGGCGTCATGAAGCTCTTGGCCACGATATCGTCGCCGAGCAGGTTGCTGAAGTAGGCGGCATCCAGGACGAGCGCGCGGTCCGTGCTCGGCATCCTCGCATTTGCGCAGGATTCCCGCACGCCGAGCACCTTCTTGTAGTCGAAGGCGGTCGAGGCCAGGGCCGCGATTGCGGGATCCCCGTAGTTGGCGGCGGTGATCTCCGTGAAGATGTCCTGGAGGACATCCTGGGCAAGCTGCTTGACCGCGCTGCCAACGAGAGTTTCCAACACGTTGAGGGCGGTCTCGGAAGCCTCGCGGGCGGTGACGTGGACCGTTTTGTATTTGTGCCGGTTCAATTGCACAGGAGCCACGTCGATCGAGGAATCCACGTTGGCCGTGTAACTTCCGCCGAAGTCGCTGGCCGGGCTGGGCGCGCCCACGATCGGGACGCGGATCGTGTCGAGCTTGTCGGCGGGCTCGGGCGAGAAGTTGCTGGAAAACGCCCGGATGGGCAGGAGCGTCGCCATGAACGGCTTGATGGCCGACTGCGCGACTTTGACGTCTTTGAGGTTGGTGAGTGTGTTGGCCATGGGATGTTACTTGTTGGATTGTGAGAGGATGAGGGCCTTCTGCTTGTCATTGAGGTTCTGCCAGAAGGCGGTCTGCGCGCCTGGGTCGGTGATCGCCCGGAACTGCTCCAGAAGGCTGGCCGTCTGCTGCTCGCCTTTGGGGGTCACATTGGCCGGAGCCGAAGTGCCGGTTTCGGCGATGATCTGGGCGGCGCGGAGCGAGGCCCGCTTTTCAAGATCCTGCTCAGCGGCTTCCAGGGCGGCGTTGCGGGCTTTGATTTCCTTCAGACTGGCGTCGAGAGCGGCACTGCGGACCCCTGCTTCGTTGAAACTGAGTTCGAGCGCGGCATTACGTGCCTCAAGATCCCTGAGCTGGCCGGCGAGCACGTCCTTGTCGCTGGTGAGCGAAGCATTTGTGGTGTGGGCGGCATCAAGGTCTGCACGAAGTTGGGCGAGAGATTCCGCCTCGATCTGGCGCTCGGATTCGAGAACCTCCAGGCGGGCTTGCAGGCCGGTCGCGCTGGCGGTGGCCTCGGTGAATTTGGTGTTGGCTTCGCTCAGGAGTGAATCCCGGGCCGCAGCGTCAGCTTCCAAGCGGGTGATTTGCTCACGGGCTTGGGCGAGTTCGTTTTCGATCGATGGTGCGCTCATTGCACCGGAACCCGTGTCAACCGAACGAACATGAAGTTTGCGCAACCGGGACAGCGCTTCCGCCCGGCCCGCCACCATTCCTGCCAGGTTGAAGCGCATGGCGCGGCGGGCCGAAAACGTCTGCCCTTCCATCGCCTCGTCCGGGATCTTGCGACCGCGGGCAAGCACGGCGGCATGAAAATCCCCGGCGGTTTCCTCGACCTCCGATTGGAGCCAAGCCCGCTGGTCGTCGGTAAGGCTCGTGCCGGGAGTGCCAGCGCTTTTGAATTTGCCCGCCGCAAAGACTTCCACCTTCAGTCCCGCCTGCTCAAACGCGGCCGAGGAATCCACGACCGGGAGGATCACACCGATGGATCCGATCCGTGCGCTCGGGGTGGCATAGATCGCATCCGCCTGGCTCGCGACCCAGTACGCGGCCGAACACATCTGGCCGGCACTGAACGCATAGACGTATTTTGTCTTGGAGGCGTCAGCAACTGCCTGGGCAAGTTCCGGTGTGCCGTTGACCGATCCGCCAGGGGAATCGATGTCGAGGAAGATCGCCTCGATGTCGGGACGGGCAGCCGCCTCGGCCACCGCATTGATGAGTTCCCCGGTGTCGCATGCGCCCAAGATGATCCGGTCAAAAATGTCCGGGTTGCGGAGCATCGGGCCGGTTATGGCGACAACTCCCACGCCGTCTTCCACGGAAAGGCAGGGCGAGATCGGGCGGTCAGGAAGGGCCGGTGAGTTGTCGAAGAACGATTTCGTGGCGGCGACCATCGCCCCGAGAGCTTCGGGCGCGATCAACCATGGCTGTTTTTGAAGGAGTGTGAGGTTCACTCCCGTTGCGCGATGTCAACGAGGTGCTACGTTCAGGTTATGGATTGCCTTATTCCTTCAGAGGTTCAGTGCCCGCACTGCTGGGAGAAATTCACAGTCGAGGTGGATACCACGCAGGGCAACTACGAGACGGTGGAAGATTGCAGCGTGTGTTGCATCCCGATGACCCTGCGGATTGTCTGCCACTCAGGCGAAGTAACGTCCATCGACGCAGCTCCTTAACCCGGCTGCCTCATTCCCGAAAGTGCCGGCGGGTCTTGGATTTCTCCAACGGCAGGAGTTGCCGATGTTCCGCCGCTTGGCCGCCACAGCATCTCAAGCGGGATCTGGTATTCGGCTGCAAGTTCCACCAGGAACCTCGCGTTGCGGGCACGCACTCGCATCTCCTCTTCAAAATCGAGACCCAATTCGCCATAGCTTTGCGAAATCGTTTTGAGCCCCATTTCCACATCTGCCCGGTTCTGCTGGGCCTCGCGTCCAGCATCCACGGTCACACGCCTGGGAGTGGTTGAGGAAATTTTCCACCATTGTGGTTGAGGAGCTAGTTCGCCCCTCGCAATGGCATCGCCGATCACATACGCCCATACCGGCTCGATCAGCCGATTGATGAGGATCAACTGACGATACGAGAACCGTCTGTCCGCTTTGGCCACGACCAGTCTCACTCCGGCCCCTCCAATGCTGCTGGAGTCGGCAGCGAATTCGTATGGCAACACGCCGAGCGCAGAGTCCCTGCGCAGGTGCTGAAGGAACCCGGTAAACGTGGGCGATGGGCGGTTCGACTGGAAGCTGTCCAAGGATTCGTCGGGTTTGAGAGCGACCAATTTCCCGCCTATGATTTTCTGGAGCTGGGCGGCGTCGCTCGCCTGAGGTTGATTGGCTTGTGCGCCGATGGAAAAGTCTCCGGTGTCCTCGACTTCCCCACGCGCCGTTTTGAGGACCCGTGCCACGTCTGCGTTGTCCTTCACCGCATGTTTTTCAAGCGCGAGGAGCTCCATTTCATCGAGCATGTGATTGATCGAATGCTGGATCGTCGGTGCATTGCGCACCGCACTCACTGACTCGGGCTCAAAAACGTGGAGCATCGAAGCCGCCGGGATGTCGCGGGGACCGGCATCTTCAATCAGGCGGTAGAATGACGGCGAGCCGTCCGATGCGAGCCCGACTCCATCGCATGTTTCTTCGGAATCGTCTCCGATCCGGTGTGTTTCGATGAGCTGGATCTTCGCGAATCCGCTGCGGTCGCGGGTTTTCAAGACGAAGAACTCGCCGTCCACATCCATTCCCCGGCAGACGAGTGACTGGCATTCCTCGAAGGAAAACCGATTTGTCACTTCGCACTGCGCCGACCACCGGCGGAAGATTTCCTCAGCTCGCCGATTCCAGTCGGGATCCGTCGATTGCGCCTGGGGACGTATGCCGTCGCCCGTGGAATAGATCGCCATGTTGGAGACCATCTCGCGCACGAACCCGGAATTGCGGTGGAGATAGCGGGATCGCCGCACGAGTTCCGTCCTGACTCCAGGCGAAAGGTCGAGCTTGGCATCGCGGGGAGCGGAGCCGGGCACGCGTCCGCGGGCGGGCGACCAGTTCGCCGCATCGTAGGGAGACGCCCAGGCTTTCGGCAGGAATGCGGCCGGGACAACGAACCGGGCGAGTTTTGGGATCAGCTTCATCGCGGGATAAAGTCAACGGTGGATTGGACGACACGCCGCCCGCATCCGTAGTCGTCAGGGGCAAGTTTGCGCAGCGCATCCTGGCAGGCCGCGATCACGACATGGATTTCGTCCAACCGGCGCTTGGTCACCGCCGACCCGGAATCCGTCCATGAGGCGAGCGTTTTCTCCAGTTCCGCCTTGTGGATCGCGAAGATTTTCTCCACCTCGGCACGGGTGAACCCGATGGAATAGTCGATGGCAGCCATGCCGGACGGCGGGTGTCAACGGAGGAGCCTGATCAATGAGCGAACCAGACTGGCCGACCGACGCTTGCGCCACACGCCATCACCCGCGTTGCTGTCGCGCAAGCCAGCGCTGTTCGTGTTGCCCTCGATACATTCGATCGATTCCCGTGAAATCTGGTCCTTCACGACCAACCCGATGTGGGAGAAGTCAAAAACGACGAGATCCCCGGCCTTCGCGAGCGATTTCTTGTTCAGGACGGCAAGTCCCTTTTCCTTCGCCCACCGCTCGAAGTCGAAAGCGCCAGCCGTCTTTGGCCGCCAGTTTTCGATCTCCTTGTTGTTACGTAACGACAATTTCGCCAAAACCTCCGGCGACTTCAGCCATTCGCGCAGGATCCAGCAGATGAAGGCGGCGCACCACGGCCATGGGGCGGGTTTGAGCCATGTGGCGGATTGGTATTCGACGATGCGGGGTCCGCGGTTGTTGCCGCCTTCTTCGTGTGTGCCCACCTCGTGGGTGGCGATTTCCAGGAGTCGTTTGATCGGGTCCATGAACCCGACGCGCCGTCAACCGAAAGGGTGTCATTCCGGCTGACTCCCTTGATCTTCTGTAACGGGATCTGCGGCGGAAAACTCCCGTCCGACCAGCTTGAGCATGACGACGGCCACGACCTGCATTGCTTCGCAGTCCCAGAGATGGTTCGGGCGAGAACCGATCTGTTTCCAGAGCCACTTACCTCCGTCCTTGACCCGGTGTTCACTTTCCATCTGGGCGAGGTAGTCGTCGTCGATGTCGTCGGGCACTTCCCATGTCGCGCCTTTCTCCGGGCGTTGGTTCCGCCGGAGCCGGGCGAGGATGTCTTTGCAGTTGAGATTCGACCAGTAGAAGACCGAGCAGCTTTTGTTGTGGCCGAGGACCACCTTGCGGCGGGGCGAGTAAAACCGGTGGACGGATTTTCCATCCCGGCCCCGGTGAACGAATGTTGGGCGGCGGTCGCCAATGAGGGCCGTCCAGCCGTATTCCGAGCATTGCCGATAGACTTCGTAGGCGGCGTGGCCGGCATCAAGGAACACGAGGTTCGGGTGGACCGTAAACCGTTCCTGCAAGGTGCGGATGTCCTCGAACGTGAGGATTCTCTCGTTCCAGATAAGCCGGGAGGAACCGTTCGCGCTCCAGGCACGAACCACGGCGAACAGGTGATCCATCTGCACGTCCACGGTGAGCACGCGCAGGGGAGCCGATATCGCGGCCGGGTCATACGGGCCGGGAATGATGCGCCCGGTTTTGTCGAATGCCGCCTCTTCGTCCCATAGCTCGCCCTTCCGGTATCCGGTGCGTTCGATTTCCAGTTTGTAGTCCTCGCTGGTTTCTCGCCACGGGATCGCGAGCCGCTTCTGGTAAAATTGTTGGAGGAGAGAAAAATCACCCTGCCGGGAAACCGCTTTCGCCCGCAGGTAAAGCTCGGCGAGCCGTCCCCAGCTCATCGCGCATAGGGAATTCCAATGGAATCCGGCGTTCTCGGGAGATGCGTGCAGGTTCTGCGGGACGAATTTGCCGGTCGCATTCAGCTCCCGCCGGACCCTGTCCGTATCCTCGAAGTAGTGGTTGCAGCCATCGCAGCGCAGCGAGGCGGTCTGGCGCACTTCGCCGTAATCCCATTCGTAGTCGTCCCGGCGGGCGGATTTGCTCCATTCGACGTTCTCCCACTTGAATGGCTGGCGGGTGCCGCATTTCGGGCAGGCGAACGTCCATTCCCGCTGGTCGGTCGTCTCGAATTTTCGGGAGGTATCGTCGCCTTCCTCCCCGGCCTGGCTCATGAACAGGCATTTGCCGAGCCAACCGAATGCGGTGACTCGCGCTTCGGCTTCGGCCATGTGGCCGGGCGGGTACCGCCAGCATTCATCGGCGATGAGATATCGGATCGACCGTCGCTGAAGGTTCGTCTTGTTGTGTGCCCCAAGAATCCAGAGCGTCATGCCGTTAGAAAACTGGATCGCGGCGGTTTTCTTTTTGTGCCGATCGCGGGGGTAGAGCGCACGCACCGGGGCGCATTCATCGAACAGCTTCTGGAGGCGGGATTCGCTTTGGTCTCGGGCGTCCTCGTCGGTCTGGTCAAGCCAGAGCGCGGGACCGGGAAGATTTGCGATAATGTAGGAGATGCCGACCTCGCCCACGCTCGTCTTTCCGCACTGGATGGCGGCGATGATCGAAACGATGCGGACGCTTGGATCTACCAATGCCTCCAGCGGCTCGCGCAGCCATGGTGAGTGGTCCGAGCGGAACCTGCCTGGCACCGGTGAATACGGGATCGAGGCAATGTGTTCCTCCGCCCATGCCCACGGGGGACGGCGGTCCGGCGGCCGCCAGACATTCCTCCAGATTTTATCCAGCTTGTTCGCCGTCATGGAGGATTGCCGCGAATTCATCCACGGCGATGGAAAGTTCTTTGCGGATCGCAATCGCATCGAGGCCGGAGAGGATCGGCGGGATTTCCTGTTCAAGCCGCTTGCGCAGGAGCGCCACAGCCTGCCCGACGTGGTAGGCCCACCGGGTCTTCACGTCATCGAGGAGCACGTATTCGCCCTGCTTCACCTGGAGCCGGAACTCGCGCTCCATCACCTCGGCCAGCAGCTTCCGGGCTTTGAGCGACGACTCCACATCCGACACGTCCTCTTCGTTTTTGAGCCCGCGCTGTTTGACGAACTCCCGCCAGACAGCCACTTCGTGCGTGCCGTTGGCATTCGCCTCCGGTGCGCCTTCGAGTTTCCGCCAGGAATGGATCGCCTGACGCGTCACCCCGAGCGCCTCGGCCAGTTCGTTGTAGTTCGCCGCCAGCGTGATCCCGCTTGCCACCGACCCGGCCGCCATCGCCTGGAGCATATTGCGCTCGGAACGCGTGAGCTTCCCGCCTCCCTGAACCCGCTGGATCAGGTTGGAGAAATCACGGTTGAGAAGTTTGCGCGCTACCTCGGGTGGAATCGGTTCCATCCACGCGGGATGGAGTCAACCGCCCACAAGTTCGGCAAATCGCTTGTCCGGGAAGTGGCCTTTGACCGCAGAAAACGGCGTTCTTGACATGCGCACAACGAACTCGTTTTGCAACTCGCAGGGCGTTGTTGGTCTGATGGAAATTCTATTTGTCTCCCCAAGTCTATCCGAGGGCATCCCGTAAGCCTACTTGGGGGAGAAATTCCGTTTCGCTCATTTCGGGCAGTCGCCGGGAACGGTGATTTCTGGAATTTGAGGAAGCGCAAGACCAGAATGATGAAGAGATCCGGCGGGCGCTGCTGGGATGAATTTGCAGAAAGGTTGTTACGTAACGACCGGAGCGCAAGTTGACACGGCGGAAGGGGGATGAGTGAAAACACATCCACCAAACCGGGCGAGTGGCTGACAGAACAGCAACTCGCCGACCACCTGCACGTATCCGTCCGCCACATGGCAAACCTCCGGAAGCGGGGGCTGCCGTTCGTCCAGCTCGGGTCGAGCGTGCGCTACAAACTCGCCGAAATCGAAGCCTACCTCTGCGGGAACAGGCGGCTGCCGTCGCACGTGGAGCGGAAGCGCCGGCAGGCGAACCCTGATCTGGGAGGGCGGCCATGAATCACGCGGATGCGGTGTTTTTGCCGCTGCCCGAGGGGGCGGTCTTGCTCAAGGACATGGACGAGGCCAGTGCGCGCAGGATGGCGGTCCGTCTCGGGCTCCACTCGGCCATCGAGGCGGTGCTCCAAGACGCGAACGGGCCGTGTGCTGCGTCGGTGCTGCAACGCGACGGTGACTGGCTCAGGGGTGTTTACGCGTGGCAGGGATTCAGGTTCTGGAAGGGGTGGGCAACTTTATCCATCTCGCCCGTGAACGAGAAAACGGCCCTGTTCATGCTCAAGATTACGCGGATGCTCGTGGATGGCGATGTGCCGCCATGCCTGTGAAACCTGCCCCGCCCGCGTTTGTGCGGCGAACTCGGAAGCCTGCGTGTGGAAACCGGGGCAGGCCGGGTTTCGCCGGCCCCCGTCAGCGCTTTTTCAATTCCGCCAGCAGAGCCTTGAGCCCATACCCGTTGGGCATGTTTCTGGCGATTTCCCAGTTCTGGAGCGTGCGGATAGAAATCCCGAGGTGATCGGCGGCGTCCTGCTGGGTGAAACCATTTTTCGCCCGCCAGCGCTGGATTGTCCGTTGGAATTCCTTCCGCGTCATGGCGGCAATCCTACGCGAGACACGCACCCGACTGTCAAGCGGTTGACAGCGGTGGCGAGGCTGTGACAGTCCACTGCGCCCATAACCAGCTCGTTGATCCCCGGAAACTCAAACCGAACCCGGTCAACCCGAACCGGCACAGCGCCCACCAGATCCAACTCCTTGCCGCGATCATCCAAGAACAGGGGTGGCGGTCGCCGATCACGGTCAGCAAACGGAGCGGGCTGATCGTCCGCGGCCACGGCCGGCTTGAAGCAGCATTGCTCATCGGCTGCGACACCGTGCCGGTGGACATCCAGGATTATGAGTCGGATGCGGCGGAACTGGCCGACCTGCTCGCCGACAACCGGCTCTCTGAACTCGCGGAACTCGACGAGGACGATCTCAAGCGGGTCGTAGATAAATTGCGGGAGAGCGATCCCAGTTTCGATATCGAACTCACCGGTTTCATGGAGGACGAAATTGCCAAGTTGTTTGCCGAGGCAGATCCCGCCGAAGACCTCGAAACGATTCCGCGCATGGAATGCCAGGCATTCGAGCACCATGACTACCTCGTGTTCATGTTCCACGACTTGAGGGACTGGATGCTCGCGCTCCAGCTCATCGGCGTGAAGGAAGTGGATTATTCAATCACCCGCAAAACCAAGAAAATCGGCATCGGCCGTGTCCTCCATGGAAAAAGACTCATCGAACTCGCGCAAAAAGCGGCAACCGGATCTCCAACCGCAGGGTAGTGAAAGTGGTGTCACGGCGGATTCATACCCCGCAAATCCGGGTTCAACTCCCGGCCCTGCAACCATTCCGGATTTCCCCGAACTTCGTCCGATTGCGATCCGGGTCGTTATCATGAGCCGCAGCCGCCAGCGGTCGATCACAACGCACCGGCTCTTCCCGGCGGCCACTCTCGTTGTGCCGGAATCCGAAATCGCCAGCTACTCCCACATCCCGCTTGAGAAAGTCGGGATCCCCGACGCGATCAGCGGGGTGAGCGCCGTGCGGAATTGGATCGTCGCCCACTTCGCCGAGGAATGTCTGGTCATGATGGACGATGATATTTCGGCCGCCATGTGCATGGTGGCCCTGAAGGTCCGGAAGCTCTCGGTCGATGAAACCGCCGCCATGGTGGAAAACACGGCCCGTTGCGCGTTCGGGGCCGGGGCGCGGCTATTCGGCTGGCACCAGCGCAGCGATCCCCGTCTGCTCCAGCGCAATGATCCGTTCGGCGTTCATCACTGGATGGGCGGGGCAGTTGGAGTGATCGGGAAAGACGTGAAGTGGGACGAGCTCCTCAAGTGCAAGTGCGACATCGACGCCACACTGACCGAGTTGATGATCAACCGCCTTGTCTGGAACGAGGCCCGGTTCTGTTTCGCCCAGGAGCGCGACAAAAACCTCGGGGGCAATTCCCTGTTCCGGTCGGAGGAGCGAATCGCCGCCGAGAAGCGATACCTCAAATCAAAGTGGAAGGCCCACATGCGTTTCGAGAAATACAAAAGCCAGGACCGCGTGGTCGTGGACGTTCACCGGCGGCAGTCGGTCCATCTGGACGCCTGAAAATGCGGCACCTTCAAAGCACCCCCGGAACTGCTACGGCCCCGCGCCTGCCCCGCGTTATCCTTTCAGTGATGAAGGAAATGGTGACATTCAGCGTTTTACACAAAGTTTTCTCCGCGAGAGGAGGAAGGCATGGAAAAGCCACTCTTCCGCCTTGGGCCACCTGATATGGAACTTCGCACGATCAGGAATTACAAATTCAGCGAAGTTAGCAGCGCGATGCAGAAAGCGATCCGCCGCGCCGATACCCAACTCGCCGGATACTGGGCGTTGGAGCTCTGGGCCAGCGGTTTCGGAAACTACGTGTGGAAGCGTCTGCTCACCGTGAGCGCGGAAGATTGCTGGGGCCTGATCACAGCGGAGGTCAAGGCACTCCACGATTCCTACCTGATCGTGAACGACAACGTGCCGGCCCGGAAAGCCAAGGGCCGGATCTTCATTTCCAAAGCGGTGATCATCCTCTGTGCTGCCAAGAAAAGCCGCGACCCGGACCATTTGCAAAACCTAGTCTATGACCAGTTGAAGGGAGTGGATGCGGACGCGCTCGCCGACGATCTCCGCAAAGCGCCCGAATACATCCCCATCCCCGACTACGCGTTCGACTGCCACACCCGCAAAGGCAAGGCATCAGGGGCCACGAAAGCGCAGTTCTTCTCCGCCGAGCATGCCGCCCTCCAGCCGTTCCAGCCCGGGTTGTTCGATGATTTGGTGGATAATGGGTAGCCCGAAAACCTGATCGCATTCGAGCTGGGTGCTGTGGTAGTAATGCCGACATGCGGACACCCACACTGTATCTCGATACCTCAGTTTTGGGCGGCTACTTCGATGACGAGTGGAAGGAACCCACCCGCGAGCTTTGGCGGCAGATGGAGGCGGGGCAGTGGCGTTTTCAAAGTTCGACCATCGCCTTCGATGAACTCACAAATGCCCCCGGAAATGTTCGTGAGCTTTTCCGCGAAACATTTGATCCCGGCGCACTTGTGTCTGTCACGCCCGAGATGGAGCAACTCGCAGCTCAATACATCGAAAAAGCGGTCCTCACCCCCAAATACACCGATGATGCCCGACATGTCGCCGCCTGCACGGTGGCGAAAATCGATTTTCTTGTTAGTTGGAACTTCCGGCACCTGGTCAACGTCCAGCGCGAGGCGGGCTTCAATGCCGTGAACTTATTGCAGGGATACCAAACCGTGCGTATCATTAACCCACTGGAGTTAATTTATGGAAACCAAGACCAAAACCTTTGATGCCGTCGACGAGTCCCGCAAATGGCGGGAAGCGACCAGCCTCAAGCTTGATGCCATGACCGCCATCGAGCGCATCGCCTATCTGCGCGCCGTCGGGGAACGCTACGCGAGCGAATACGTGGCGCGGCCACCAAAGCCCGCTATCGAAACCGCCGCGGCAGCATAGCCCGCCAGTTATCAGCGGATCATCAGAGTTCTGCGATCCTAGTTCGCAAGCCTTGGATGATGGCTTCGGGAATACTGTCACGCGGGATCGAATCGTATTTGCCCGGACTGGCTGCAATCAGGCGATCCGTATAAACATCCAGAATATGTTGCAGCTTCTCCTTCTCTGATCCTTCTTTCGGCTCAGGAATCGGCTGCTGCCCGAGCAAGACGAGCATGTCATTGAACGCCTCGTAATCCATACGGGCTGTGTATCAGAAAACAGCGGGCACGGAAGCCCTCAAAACGGCCTGTTCAACTTTCGCGCCAACTTCGGCCACACGCGAAAAATGGGCGATAAAAATGGTGATATTCAGCGATGGACTCCCGCGAAGGTTTTGCGAGAGGCCAAGGAGGATGAAAGCAAACATCCACCAACGCACAGAATACGTCGGAACGTTCACCAAAGCCACGGGCGAAGCCCGCACGATGCGCTTTACCACTTCCGAGACCAACCTGCAGAAACGCGGTCTTATCACGGTATATGACGTAGAAAACCGGGGTCTGCGCAAATTCAACCTCAGCACGCTTATTGGAAGGATCGCCGCTGTGGCACCCGCCACCGGCCTTTCTTTTTGCCACTGAACTACGCGAGTCACGCACCATGAAAGACACGCTTCAATTCATACTGGCCGGGAACGCGCTCTTCACAGTGGAGAACGCGGAAACGGGAAACCGGTTCACGTTCAAGGTCCGCAAGCCCGACGACGACAAGCCGCACTTTGTCTCCGTTCTCACCGGAGCCGACAACGAACACGACTATTCGTTCCTCGGCACGGTGTTCGACGGGAGCCGGTTCCGGCATGGCAGGAAATCGAGAATCGCGCCCACGGCCCCGAGTGCCAGGGCATTCGAGTGGCTGCTGCGGAGATTGTCGTTACGCAACGACCTTCCCGACCAAGTGCGCGTGTGCCACTGCGGAAAGTGCGGGCGGTGCGGCAAGACGTTGACGGTGCCCGAGTCTGTGGATTCGGGCTTTGGACCTGAGTGCATCAAACACCTGAAAGGATAATATGTGCAAAATCACCAAGCCGATGCTCGCCGGCAAGTGCGAGCAACCCGAGGCCCTGCGGTTCCCCGTGCTGGCCACGCCCAAGTTGGACGGGATCCGCTGCCTGAAAATTGAAGGCCGGGCGCTCACCCGTTCGTATAAGCCGATCAGCAACCGGTTCGCCCGCGAGTGGATCGAGGCGAACCTTCCCGACGGCGTGGACGGTGAGTTGATGCTCCGGGGCGGCACGTTCAATGCCACCACGAGCGCGATCGGCCGGGAAAGCGGCGAGCCGGATTTCGTGTTCCACGTCTTTGATTATGTGAGCGACGGGATCGACGTTCCGTATGCCTGCCGGATGCAGGAACTCGCCCGCCTGCCCGAGTGGGACCATGTGGAGAAGGTGTTGCCGGTCGAGATCGCGAATGCCGCCCAGCTTTCCGCCTACGAGGAAGAATGCCTCGCCGCCGGATACGAGGGAGTGATGGTGCGCGATCCGGCAGGGCCATATAAATGCGGTCGTTCAACCGAGCGTGAGGGATGGCTTCTCAAGATAAAGCGGTTTGAGGATGCGGAGGCCGTTGTGCTGGAACCCTACGAAGGCATGACCAACCAGAACGAAGCCGAGCGCGATGCCTTCGGGCGGACGAAGCGGAGCATGGCGCAGGCGGGCATGGTGGGCCGGGGCGAACTCGGCGGGTTCATCGTGCGGACGCTCGATACGGGCGTGGAATTCCGGCTCGGTTACAACCATGTGCTCGGCGGCATCGACCGCGTGAGCCTGTGGCTGCGGAAGGAGACGCTCGTCGGCAAGCTCGTGAAGTTCAAGCACCAGCCGAGCGGTGCGAAAGATGCGCCCAGGTTTCCGAAGTTCGTCGGATTCCGCGAGGCTTGGGATATGTGAATGGCTATCGGAGCATGTCGCCGCAGGCGTCCACGAGCCACTTGCCTTCGACTTTGAGCATCCGGACTTTTACCTGTGCCGGGAAGTCCTTTGGCCCGATCAGCACCACGGCGGCAGCATCCCCGTCGGCTTTCGCGGATTTGACTGAGTAGCTGTCGGGGCAATCGTTGCCCCCGACAACGGGGTCGGAATCGAGCCCAACCTCGGGATCTCGCTTGAAGCCGTCGGAAATCATCTTTTTCAGCGTGCGCTTGAAATTGTTTGTGGCCAGAGGGCTTGCGGCCACCCACTTGACCGAATCCCAGTTCCGGGCACGGGACGCTTTGACGTAGCCGTTGATAAATGTCTCGGCGATGGATCCCGCCTTGTCCGCCTCGCTTCTCGTGTCGGCGGCGTTGCCCGCGAGTGCGGTGGCGAGCATGAGGATGGCGAAGAGAGTTCTCATGTCAGTCGTGGCTGCAGGCTGGTGAGCCGCCGGGGAAGACCAGGTTGTCGCGGAGTTGAACTTTGTCCCGCTCGGTGAGGAATGTCAGGAGTTCGGGCAGACGCATGTTTTCCGCCGAACAGGTGAAGAATCGGGCGTCTGTTCCGAACTCGTGGGCCACGATGTCGGTGAGCGTGGCAACCGGAATGCCCTCCGGGTATTTGCCGACGAGTTCGATGATTTCGTGTCCGTGAATTTGAGCGGTAGTCATGGGCGGCATTCTACGGCTCCGCACGGAACGCGTGACAGAACGAAAATGCGGGATTTCGGAATCCACCTATACCACCCGCGGTCTCCGACTCTTTTGTGAGGGTCGCAGCAAACGGCTTCTTACGCCTGATAAACGCCATCTTGGCTGTCCGTGCGGACTATTCAACTTTCATGCCAACATGCTCATTATCAGATAAATGGGCGTTAAATATGGCGTTCATTTCCGATGGACACAACGAGGCCGTCTGCGCGAGGCAAGGGTCGCAATCAGCAACCACTACCATGAGACCTCACGACAACAAAGCCACGCAGATCCGCTTCGGAATTGAACTGGAAACCGCCATTCCCGCTGCGAGCGGGGTCACCGTTGGATCCTACCACGGTGGCCGCCCAGTGACCGGCGGGGTTCGCGCCGGCCAAACCACGATCCTCGCCGCCCCGAGCTTCAACAACGCCTACTGGAAAGCCGAGCGCGATGGGTCCATCCGCTATCAAACCGGGGAGCAGCCCTGCGAGTTTGTGTCGCCCATCCTCCACGGGGAGGACGGGGTGGCGAAGCTCTGCGACTTCGTTGGATGGATGAACGGTATTGGGGCGCGGGTGAACGAATCCTGCGGATGCCATGTGACCGTGAGCGTGGACAGCGTGATCGGATCCTCGGATGTCCAAGCCCGTGCGGACTTCGCCCGCAAACTCGCCCACATCGCCCAGTGGCATGCGCGTGCGATCTACGGCCAGACGGGGACCGGACGCCACTTGAACCACTACAGCCACACGTTCGCCGCCGACGTCGCCACGCTCGTCAAGCAGATGCAGGAAGCCACGGACGCCCGGCGCAAAGAACAAGCGGCGGTGGCGTGCGGGCGCGGAATGGTCAATTTCCGAAAGCTCATGTCGCACGGACTCGTTGAATTCCGCGCCTTCGCCGGCACGGTCAGTCTGGCCAAAGTCCAGCATCACGTGGGGACCGCGCTCGGGCTCTGCCGCCGCGCCCACGAGGTTCAATGCCTCGGGAGCTTCAACAAGAACAAGCTCCAGCAGGCCCGCACCCGCAGCGCGGTCGAGTCGGTGAAGTTCCTCTGGGATTACCTCGGATGGACCGGGAGCAACCGCCCGGTTGCCCTCGGGCTCTTCGGCCGCCTGCACGGTGACTTTGCCAATCACAGCCGCGAGGCCCTGCGCCTCTGCCGCCAATTCGACGGACGATATGCCGACGCGAATCTCTAATTTTTTGCTCAATCCATACGCAAGTTGCGTATGCGGGCGGGCAGAAGCAACCAAACAACCAGAAAGGAAAACGTAGTATGTGCGTGATCATCGTGTGCCCGCCGAAAGTGAGGCCGGGCCTGAACACCCTGATGGCCTGCGCTGCTGCCAACCCGCATGGGGCGGGAGTGGCATGGCGGGCAAAGGGAGAAGTGCGGTGGACCAAAAACCTTGGTCCCATCGAAGTGCATCAACTGCTGCGCAAGCTCAAGGGGGAGATCGTGATCCACTTCCGTTGGGCGAGCGTGGGAGGGGTGAGTCCGGAGCTTTGCCACCCGTTCCCGGTGAACAAGTCGGCGCAAACCGCCCTTGTAGGCAAAGCCAGCCGCGTCCTGTTCCACAACGGGACATGGGGCGGGTTCAAAGATGCGCTCTCCTACATCGAGAAAACGGAGAAACGGAAAGTCGGCGGGCCGATCAGCGACAGCCGGGTGATGGCCCTGCTTGTAAACCACCTGCACGATCCGGATTTGCTCCAGAGCGTGGACGGACGGTTCGTGCTCATGGGGGCGACGAAAACGAACCTCTTCGGTGACTGGCGGGAGTGGCGCGGGATGCGGTGCTCGAACCTCGGGTTCCTCTACGAACTCGAACGCTCGGGGAATGTTCGTTGGATGAAGAAACCCACCGATCAACTCGCCCTCTGGTCGGCGGAGAAGGAGGTCGCATGAAACTCTTCAAAATCGTTGCGAGCCGGTCGAGCGAGATTGTGTTCGATGAGCGGGTCGAGGCGGAAACGCCCCGCGAGGCCCGAGAAAAGATGAAGCAGGCTCTCGGGCTGGAAAGCCTCACGGGCGTCGTCTACGTGGTCACGGAAATCCCGCTGGAATTGATCCGCGAGATCGTGACATCCCAGATCGCCGAAATTGCCACGGTGCGGGGAGGCAGGAGATCCTTGGACATCCCGAAACTCGTGGGATCGGCGGTGAAAGCCATGACGGGCACCGCGCTTGAGGGGATCGAGCAGCGGATGTCGCGGCTGGAGAAGGACAAGCCGACAGAGCGGTTCAACCCGCTCTCCACGTCGCGCTACCGCACGTTCAATGACCCCGAGGGCAATACTGCTACCCCAGCGGTGAAGCGGCGTGCGGAAATACGGCCAATTCCAGCACCCATCCGTGCGATCCTCGGGCCGGATTGGAAGGCCATCAGACGCCGTTACCGGAAGGACCGGAGCGTGAAGCAGACGGCGGCGGAGTTCAACGTGCCGATCAACACGCTCAAGGCCCGCATCCGCAGAGAGGGGTGGGCGAAATGAACGCGCTCCATCAGCCGGAAGTTGTTCCAGCCGCCCTTTGGCGGGGCTGGACAGTCGTGCGCGGGGGCCGGGATGAGGGCGGGGCATTCGAGCGGTGGATTGGGGAGAACTTCCCCACCCACGAGCAAGCGGAAGCTGCCGCCCTGGATTGGGAGCGCCGGGCACCGTCAACGCAGGAGGAACTGCCATGATCCGGGTCGCCAGATACAACCGGTTCTGGGCGGTGTGGCGCGAGGACGAACTGATCGCGGTTGTCGTCTATAAGAAGGGAGCGGAGGCGGTCGCCGCCATCGCCCGCAAACTGGAGGGCCAGCCATGACGGCGAAATCAACATTCGAGGTCCGCGTCCAGCGGCTCAATGAAACGCCGGGTTCGATGCGGGTAGATGATGCAAATTCCGCTGCGAACTACTGGCGGGAGAAAATCACGGCGATGCCGTGGTATGACCCCGAGCGAGAGATGTGCGTGGCTGTCATGCTCAACACCCGCCTCTCGCCAATCGGGCACACGCTCGTCGGGATCGGGACGTTGAATGAATGCACCGTCCATCCCCGCGATGTGTTCCGGGCGGCGGTGGCGATTGGGGCCTATGCCGTTCTGGTGATCCACAACCACCCAAGCGGCATGGCTCTCCCCAGCGAAGCCGACCGGCGGATCACCCAGCGGCTCGCCGAGGCCGGACGCATCATCCAGATCAACCTGCTGGACCACCTGATCGTTGGCACGAATTCCTGCTTCAGCTTCCGGGAGGCGGGAGTGCTATGAAATCGCCTGCCTCATTCCGCCCGGTCGTGCCGGATGACCTGATCGGTTCCGCCAGGACCGCTGCGCGTGCGCTTGTTGCCAAAGCTCGGAGGATCCGCACCGGCAAGGACGGCCCGATGAAGATCCTGCTCTACGGGCCGCCAGGGGTTGGCAAGACGACGATTGCCGAAATGGTGGCCCGCGAGCTGACCGGCGGCGAACCCTGTGCGATCGAGGATCACAACGGGCGCGAGATCACGGTGGAGGCTGTGCGCCGGTGGATGGACGGGCTCGCCTACGTCAGCATGTTCGGTGGCGGGTGGAGCGTGCGGATCGTGAACGAGTTGGACCGCTGTTCCCGCGAGGCCCAAGACCTGATGCTTTCCTACCTCGACCGGCTGCGGCCGGGGCGGGCGCTCATCGGCACGAGCAACCTCCAACTCGACCTGCTCACGGAACGGTTTCAAACGCGTTTCCAAGCGTTCAAAATCACCGGTCCCGAGTCGGATGAAATCGCGCAGTGGCTGATCCGCCGGTGGAAGGCCCCGAAGCGGCTCGCCCAGGAAATCGCCGTCGGGAGCGGCGGGTGCGTGCGGGCCGCGCTCGCGGATCTGGAAAGCGCAATCGACATGAGGGCGGCGGCATGAATGGCGATTGCTATGAGGCTGCGGCGAGATTCGTGATCGGGAATGCACGATGCCCGGGAATCCTGCTCGTCCACGGCGAAGTGACAGGACAGGGGCCGATTGCCGGAATCCGCTACGGGCACGCATGGGCCGAAATCGGCGATGCCGTCATTGACCCGAGCAACGGACGGATCGTGTGCGCCCGCAAGCATGCCTACTACGCCATCGGGAAAATCACTGCCAGCGTGGCGCGGTATTCGCCCTCGGAAGCCCGCAGGTTGATGCTCGAAGCCCTACACTACGGGCCGTGGGAGGCACCACGAAAAATGGTGCCAAATACTGATGGACTCAGTGTGGGAACTGCGAGAGGCCAAGGAGGATGACAGCAACAATCCAACAAGACAGCCCGAAGGCCGATCTCTGCGGCCTGACGGAGAACCAGTTCAAACGCTTCAGCGCCGCCTGCTGGGCGACCTACAGCGCAATCGGCGGCGACATGGGCGACGGGGGCCGCTCGCAGAAAGACCAGATCGAGTTCATCTGCGATGCGGATTACATCCGGATGTATGGAGAGCGCGCCGGGCGGAAGACCGAAGCCGTTCCGTGGACGCAGTTCTACGACGAGACGGTCAGCCCGATGATCCGGGGCAACTACGGCACCAAGCCCTTTGTGCGGATGATGAAAAAGGTGTTCCCGCACAGCCGATACGAATGATTTTCCTGCGCCAATGACTACGCGGGTGACGTAGTTGGCGGCGCACCAACGCAGCAACCAGAAAGACAAGAAAATGCCAGACGACAATGAAATGATGGAGGACCGTGAGGACCACCGCACGCCGCGCCCGCGCCGCAGAGAGCAGCAGGCCGCGCCGGTCGGAATCCTCGTTGATCCTGAACCCCGCCACGACCTCGACCGCCTCGTGCTCCACAGCACGGTGCGCGAGGACATCGCCGCAGCGCTCCGCTCTATTGAGATGCGCGAGCAGTTGGAGGCGGTTTGGAAATTGAGCGAGATCCAGCCGCAGGCCGGGCGCTGCATCCTGAACTTCTACGGCCCGCCGGGAACGGGGAAGACCCGCGCCGCCCTGGGCATCGCGTGGAGGCTCGGCAAGCCGCTCTACCAAGTCGATTACAGCCAGATCATCAGCAAATATCTGGGCGACACGGCCAAGCACATCGCGAAAGCGTTCAAGGAGGCTGCGGAGGCCGAAGCGGTACTGTTCTTCGATGAAGCCGACAGCCTGCTTTCCCGCCGAGTGGCGATGGGCGAGAGCTGCGCCACTTCGATCAACCAAAACCGCAACGCGCTCATGCAGGAACTCGACCGGTTCGGCGGAGTTGTCGTGATGACGACGAACCTGTTCGGCAATTACGACGAAGCGATCCTTCGCCGGATTGCCCGTCATGTGGAGTTCGCCCTGCCCAACGCCTCGATGCGGGAGAGGATATTCCGCTCACATCTGCCCAGCATCGGCCGGGTGAGCGCCGACCTGCGGAACGTGGCCATGAGTTCCCGCGGGCTCTCCGGCGGAGACATCCTGAACGTCTGCCTGAACGCGATTCACGCCGCATCGGTTGACCCTGATCCGGCGAACTGGCGGCTGAGCGAGGAAACTTTGCTAGCCGAGATCCGCAAAGTGCAGGCGGGCAAGAAGGCGCACGAGGGCCGCACGGCTGACGTCAACCTGAACTGACCATGATTGCCGCCCATTACGACCTCGCCCGCTGTCCGGCCTGCGGAATCGAACACGATGCTCCGCATCTTCATCTTGCCCGCCGGTGGGTTCAGGCGGTGGCGTGCTCGGCGGATTGCCAGCGCACGGTGGCTCTGGCGCGGGTGGCATGTTGCACCCAAGCCGAGCAGATCTGCTGCGTGTGCGAAATCGCTTTCAACTGCCCCGTTCACGGTGAGCGCCGTTTCGGAACCCATGACTGACATGAAAAAATTCACCGTGATCGTTGCCGCCGATGTGCCCAGCTACGGGAAGGTCCAAGTGGAAGCTGCATCCGCAGAAGAGGCCACCCAGATCGTGAGCGAGTCGTTCGAGCGCGAGGGATTCGCCTCTCCCTTTTGGGATGCGGCGGACGACTTCGACTCGGACTGGAGTAATTGCGACAACCTGAGAACAATATGAAATCACCCTGCGAAGGAGCCGCCCAAGTCGGCTACACGAAAGACTTCCGCGCCATTTGGCGGCGGGGGAAAGAGAGTCCGTTCATCGTCGTCTATGACGCCCGGTTGAACCCGCATATCATTCCCGTGCTGGTCAAAGACATCGCGAGAAAGTGCAACCCGCCGATTCCCTACAAGCCATGA